CAATATTTCCGGGGCTTTAGACTTGATTAATTCCACCAGAGCCATTTGTATATAATCGTTCACAGTCATATCTAGTTGATGTGCACGACGATAAATTTCTATCTCTAACTCACTGTCAAGTTCTAACTGAATCATAACTCGTGTGTCGTAATCTTGACCATTAACAATAGCAGTGGCCTTTTCTAAGAAGTCCTCTTCAACATCTAGTTCAGTATACTCAACACCATCCCATGCCGTGTTCATGTCAACCCCACGTGCGCTGGCTTCGTTGTCATGTGCCTTTGCGTACTTAGGATTAATCATTCGATATGCACGATCGTTGGTAAAGTCATGTGCTGCAACTTCATATACTATTTGCGTCTTTGTATCAAATACAATGTCGGTGCTATAGCCACCTCGGTCATGTATGCCATTCCAGCTGGATAACATACATGTATCCTTGCCGTAGCAGTCCCACAAATAATGTTCACCATCTGTGATTTTGTAATTGGCTAGTTCTAACCATTGTTTTAATGTAATCATGTCTTCTCCGGATAATTTGCTGATAAAAAGTCTACATAACCCTGTATGTTGTCGCTGATGCGTTTCAAATCATACTTGCCACAAAACTTCAAAAACTTGGTACCAATTTGCGGAATATCTTTTGGCACAGCATTTTCTGCAATAGTTTTTGCTATGTTCATTTTAACATCATCGGGCTGAGCAGTCAAGTCCACAATAGTCACATTGCGATGATAGTCGTCTAGCACCTTGTGTTCGACGCCATTATGGTCAGTCCAACGTTGTAACATGAGATTGTTCCAAGCAAATCCTTTACTATTTCTATCTTCAAATGCTTCTTGTAGGCCCACTCGGTTTTTAGTGCCTTTGGTGCGAACACCTGGATAAGCACTAAACACATTGTCTGTAGCATCGCCACGCATACATTTTTCAAACAAGATCCACTTAGGGTCGGGAATTTTCTTAGGCTCTTTAGTTTTCTTGTCAATAACCAATTTGCCTTTTTTATCCAATATGCCATTTAGTGTATGAAGCTCATCACTGATACCATTGTACTGTACAACATTGGTAGCAAGTAACTGATAAAAGTCTGTGTCACTTGATACAATTACATGTGAATCCTGTGGGTGTGCTTGTATCCATCCTGCCACCAAGTCATCTGCTTCCAGTGCTTCGTGCCGGAGAACAGTACAATTTGACTTTTCCGAGAAAAATGTTTTGAGCTCATCAAAAGTTTCCCAAAATAGTCTGTCTTCTTCAGCTTCTTTTTCGGTGAGCGCGGCTCTTGCGACTGCACGATTTGCTTTGTACGGGGCATAAAAGTCCTTGCGCCAGCTACGTCCTTCTAAACAGATCACAACATGATCTGCTTTTTGCTCTCGGTAGGCTTTGGCAATAGAGTTAAGTGTAACGTGAGCAGCAAAGCCTAATCTGTCCCAAGTATCTGCTTGGCGAGCGGCTGAGTGACGTGCACGAAAGAATGTGTTAGCAGTATCAACAATTAAGTATTTCATAGCATAATAATAGCATATTATGACTTCTTTGTCAAGAGTATTTGGACATAATATTGCATCAAAAACTCTGCCCATGCTTGATGTGCATCCGCACCAAAATGATAAGAATTAGGATTTACCGTTTTAAATCCTTTTTGTATGCACCAATTGTAATAGGTCAGGTTACTATCATACGGACCCACATAGTTTAATCCCCAATCATACTCATTGGGAACAACTTTTGTTGTATCTGTTGTTATTTGACGACTGCGAATATTTGCAAAGTCACTGTAAGTGTTAAAGAATATATGCGGAATATTTTTGTTTTCTAATGCTTGGTGCAAACGCCAAATTTGGTCATGCCAGCCAAGTAGTTTACGTTCTCTAGTCACGTGTGTTTGATCTACGACCCATTCTCGATAACGTTGTTGTAATTCACGAGGTACTGTATCTGTACCACTAGCAGTGACTTGGTAGTAGGTGTTATTGTGTAGCCATTCTTCTCGCTCCCAAGTGCTCCACCCAATAATAACAAGATTGGGTTTTTCTTGAACAAAACCGCCTTGTACACTTTCTATATGTGGCCAAGTTGTACGCATTATGCGATCATTACTGGCTGCACTTTCGGCATCGCAAGTTAGTATAGAACCTAGTTCGTTTGCAATTAAGCATCCGTAACTTAGTTTTAAATTGTCGGGATGCGGTTGACGTCCTAATGCCCAATATAGTGGATCGTCTTGGGCAAAGCAATGTGGATTCGCTATCTCTGCTCCGGCACTATGACTATCACCATTGACATAAACAATCATTCTTTATATGCTGGATTGGGAAATTCTAGTTCAAATACGTGATACGAGTTTGCGTCACCATCTATGTCTCTGAGTATTTCCAATGTGCGCTGATGCTCAGCTTCTTGTAGTGTGTGGTACATACCGGGGCCGGTTAATGATGAAGAGCCTCCAACAGTGGAAAAGTACAAGCCACTTTTGGTAGACATTTTCATCAGCTGATAAAACTTTAGAATCTTTGGTGGTTTTAACCCTTCCATTTAACTTACCTCGGTACGCCCATCACCTAGATCTTTGCGATCAATTACTCGGGGACGATTATCATAAGGTTGATTGGCTTCCCATTGTTCATAGTTCTCGGCAATGACATTTTTACAAATTTCACCAAACCACTGATCTACCATATCACTGTCTGTTTTGCCTTTGTATCCGGCACGTGCCAAGTTAGCAATAAACTTATCATTCCATTCTAGTTCAAATGAACCATTTCCAATATTGTCTGGATCTAGTTCTACTTGTACTACATTGACCCAGGGCTCGCCTTTTGCATCGGCAATTTGACGTGGAGTCATGCCGGTAAAGTCAATCTTTTTAGCAGTCTTTTTAGCCGGCGCTTTTTTAGTTGCAGGCTTTGTAGCTTCTGTTGCTGCTCGGGGTTTTCTTGTCGCCATAATCTTTCCTTAAATATTATCTACTGTGGGATCATAAAATAATCTAGCAAGTGGTACAGCACTAACAGTACTGATTAAACTCATAATAACTACCGCTGCAAACATGTTAACACTAATAATGTTAGCAGTCAACAACATTGTTACCAAAAAGATTTCCATTAAACCTTTGTTTTGTAACATTGCGGTTTTAAAACAAATTATACGTAGTCCTTGCCCTTGATATGCTAGCCAAACTCCTATAAATTTAGTGGTAACTGCAATAACGTACATGACAAGTGCGCCTAGCAGTATTGCGCCAAAGTCCATGGTCCAATTGGTTTTTAGTCCGGACCAAATAAAGAATACTGGCATTAACCAAACCATTTGTTGCATTTCCATTCCCTCATTCCATTTGGCAGTATGCTTGGGAGTAACCATACCTGCCAAGAATGCACCTAGTACAAGTACAAGAAATAATGAAGCAATAAATGTCTTTATTTGGTAAGTAGCCATAATAAATGTTCTTCACTGTGGTGCCAATGATATTCGTATACTGGTTCACCAGGACCAGTATACGTAGCAGTGCCTTGGTATGCTCGTTCAAACCATATATGGCGACCTGATCGTACACAACGTCTGGGCCACAGTGCAAACTTTGATTTCCACTGTGCCCGATAATAAAAATGATCTAGATCTCTGAGTATATCCATTGGCAATTAAGTGCCCCACTCATTCTTAAATAGTGGTACTTGTAGTCGATCACTATACCGCCAACCCCGTTGCAAGGCTGCTAGTGCTACATTACGTGCATTTAAATTATAAACACTTTCAACACCACCTACAGGCATTAAGTATACGTGCCCTACAAAGCCGGCCGCACGATATTCTTTAACTGCACGTTCTGCATCTGCGACGTCTTGTTCTGTAGCTACAACAAATTTCAAATAAGCAGTACCAAACCACTCGTATTCACAAACAATTCGAGGTTGTATTGCTTCTTCCCAACTCTCACCACTTGTAGGTAGTTTTGCACTCACGCTAAACGTTATCTCTCTATTTCGATTTTGTTTTTGCCATTTAAACAAATACTTCTTAAAGTCATCAGAAAGTTTTTGTGTACCATTGGTTTCAAAGGTAATTTCCTTAAGATCCTGCATATCAGGATGATTCAACAAGTCGGGATATTGCCTTTGCCATCCTAGCAGTGGTTCACCACCTGTGATTACGAGATGCTCGTCTTGCCACCCCTTGTGAGGTAGTATGTCCATAATCTGATTGGCAATTGTGTCAGTATCAAGCATGGGACTAAGATGCTTAAACCTAGGATCCCAACTAGCATAACTGTCACATCCAGTGGATACCAAAGGCAATTCTTTATAATCGTTGTATAGGTGGACCACTTGAGCAATATCTTCAACTTCTTCACTTTTCTCTCCTCTAGGCATGCCAAAACCGGCACATTTAAAATTACATCCAAACACACGCAAGAATACACTGGGTACACCCATGTAACGCCCTTCGCCTTGTACGCTATAAAATAACTCTGCTACTTTTAATTTACTCATATATTGTACTCCACTTACGAAGTTTTTGTTTTTTATTTTCTATAGCCTTATCTAATGCGGCACCGTTTAACACACCTTGATCCATGAGTATATCTACCATGGCTAATACGTCACCAACTTCTTTTTCAAGATTTTCTCGCTGGGTACCAGTACCATTCATGTATACACTTTCTAAACCAAAGCGTCTGCACTTGCTGACATTTTGAATAACTTCAGCACATTCTTCTTGCAATATGCCTAGGGTCTCAAAGATTCGGTCGTTGTCAAAGGTAACTGTTGTAATTTCTGCCTTGGCACGCTTTTCGATATGATTTTTCATTTTTGCTACTAGTGTCATGCGAATAAATCCTCTCTATTATCATTCATGATTTCAATCCATTTTTAAAACTTGCACACCTTCCCTCAACAATAGTTACCTTGGGATCTTGTTGAAACTTTTCTTCGGCCTTGGCTACATCCGACATACATTCAGCTCGATCTGAATAAGGCGTTTCAACTGACATCACTCCACATTGTGTTCCTTGACAAAAGAACACAATGGCTAGATACATTGTAATAGTGTCCATTATGCAAACAAGTCCTCTCCATCTTCTCTATGACCTTCTCTATAAGCCATATTGCTTTGTGTTTCACGTACTTCAACTCTAAAGCACCATAAACGTTCAGCTTCACCCGGTCCCCACATATCGGGAATATAAACACCATTAACATACTTATAAAGCATGTCTGCTAATCCTTCACATCCTAAACGTGGCAGGATAGTCAGTTTAGCCATCTTTTTACTTTCCAACAATTTATATGTTTCAAGTTCAGGATCATCCTGTGCTACTAACAAAGTATGATCAAATTGATCTTCCAAAGTCCGTTTAAGTTCTTTTAAGCCACCGTAGTCAGCGGCCCAGTTACGCACATCCAAATTGTTTGTGCCAAAGTAAAACTTCATACTAAATGAATAACCATGTATTAGATTACAATGACTGTCGGCTCGCCATTGTCTATATGCACATGGAAATGCATCGTGATATTCTTTTGTACTAGTAAATCGATAAGTTGTCATGCTGTTTCTCCTATGTTAATTATAGCATAGGCGGCAGAATTTGTAAAGCGGGATGAACGCCAGAGACCGCTATAAATTATTTAACTAACTCAAATTCTTGTTTCATG